TGTGACGTTTGAATTTCACACGGTCTTCAGCAAGAGCTTGTTTTTCATCTGCAAATTCTTTAATTTCTACAGACAAAGCTTCGGTAACCATGTTATCAAGAGCATCAACCATTACAGACTTGTCATGCTCATAACGTTGAGCAAACTCCTCGCGCAGTTCACTGCGAATACTCTCGCGAGCTTCATTTAGCTTGGTTTCCCAGGCTTCATTGATTGCTATACGAGTATCTTCGTTAATGATACCGGCATCTAACAATGGTTTGATAGCATCAAACATTATACCTTCTCCTATATTTTTAAGTCTTTGATCAAGCGAGTTACCTGCTCTTTCAAATACTTCTGCACACGCTGGCTTTCGCCGACTTCTTTTGCATTTTCTAAAACGCGATGCCCATAACTCATGTTCATGAGACCTTCGTAGATCGCTTTAGGATACGCATGTGGCGCTGAGGGTTGTGCAACCACGTCCACAGTGATGATTTCAAAATCACTGACTTGTCCTGAGCCTTCGTTTACATTACCTGATCCACGACTGCTCACACCTAGTTTCACTCCGCTTTCCAACATGGTTTTAACCAGGTTGCCCATTGGAGTTGGTAGAATTTTTAGTTTACCGTAACCACAATGACCGTCCATCCACATATCTGTTATCATGTGACTAACACGGTCTAAATTGATTTTAAGATCGTCCGGATGATCTACTTCCCCTAGTACGGAGTAGCCACCTTTGATTTGTTCGTTGATTGTTTCTACGGCCTTAGATATTTCGTGAATGGGGTACACACGTTGGTTAGCGTTTTTCACGCCTCCCTCAATGCATATCCCTTTCATATAGAGATTCTTACCTTTACCATCTTTGGAGTCCTCTTCTAGGAGCTCCATCCTGGCGTTATCAAAAGTAAGATTCTCTCTTAGGTACAAAGCCATATTATTGTCCTAGTTTATTTTGCTAAAGGACTGTTCTTGCTCACTGGTACTGAACCATCAGTTGTCTGACCTTCTTTACCGTGTGCTTTGTCCCAGCTTGTTTCTTTTTTGCTATAGTAGTTTTGTGCGCCTTTGTTGCCGCCTACTTTGTTAACATTGCGTTTGGCAACTTCGTGTTCTTGTGCAGAACCTTTTACAAATCCGCCTGTTTTACCTTTTGGACTTGTACCATCTGGTGCTTGCTCGCTGCCACCTTTAACGATATTACCGGCTGTGCCGCCCATATCGTTTTTCTTGGCTACGATGCCTTGCTTGTTAACGCCTACGCTGCCGCCTTTGCCAACTTCGTGACCTTCGCCTTGACCACCTTTTTCAGCGCCGTGTCCGTCGCTTACTTTGTCAACATACTCACGTAGTTTTTCTGCAGAGGACATGTTACGACGAGATTCAGTTTTTGCTTCTTCGTCGTCTTCTTCCTCTTCTTTATCATCTTTAGCAAATGGATTCACGCCTTTTTTAGGCTTGTCTTCGTACATCATAGATTCGTTTTCTTCGTCATCCATGCCCATACCCATGTCGTTACCGCCCATGTCATCCATGCCGCCCATGTCATCGTGCTCTTCTTCACCTGCTTCGTCGCTCATCAAAGCATCAAATTCAGCTTTGAGTTCGTCAAGTGCAGACTCTAGATCCATAACACGATCTTCAATGTCGCCTTCGCCGCCGCCCATGTCATCCATTCCGCCCATATCGCTGTCCATGTCGCTATCAGTTCCGATTTCGTCGTCACCTGACATGTCCATTTCGTCGTCGGCTTCGTGCATGCCTTCTTCGTCGGTTGTAATTTCGTCAACCATGCCTTCGACTTGATCACCGCCCATTTGCTGATCTTCGTCGTCCATCATACTTTCGTAGATGTCACGGCTTTTTTCTACCACGATTTCGTGAAACAATGCTTTGGCCTTGGCTTGTTCATCGTTTACGATATATTCAATTAACTTTTCATACTTGTTCATTTGAGAACTCCTTATAATATGGCTTGTAATCTATTTACATAAACACGTAATATTTCTAGTAATATCGGTGTTTTTTGAATGATTTTAATAGATAATTAGATCGAAGCTGGTGCGCCAGCTCCACCACCGGCATCTGCACCGGCAGCTTTGTATTGCTTGTTGACTTTTTTGAGTTTTTCTTCGTGCTCTAGTTTACGCACATCATTCATGATTCTCATGCGATTTATCTGCTCTAGACTAAGCCTAGTCTTGCGCAGATCACTGAGTTTCATTACAGAATTATCGTCCTTTTCAGTACGACTACCTGCAGGTGCGGGATCAAAGAGTTCAAAAACGTTCATAGTGTAGTATTTACCAAAGGGTAAATTTAAACACTCATTGGCGGTGGTGCGGTACCCATGCCTGGTGCTCCTCCAGCAGTTGGACTGGCTACACCTGTTTCTGCACCTTCGCCGGGTGCGCCTTCTGCACCTATGTCAGGTGTTTCAAGATTGTCTATGTCTGCTTGTATACCACCTGGGCTTACACCAATGCTACGTAATCCTGCTGGATCAGCAGGAGCGGCATCTACATCGCCTTGTTCCTCAGCAAACATACGCTCGTTTTCTGCCATTTCGGCTTCGCTTAGTCCTAGATAACGTGTGAGCAAGAAACGCTTGCTCAGGTAAGGAAATGCTTCCAGCTGTGTAAATGTATTGATCCTAGCTAGATCTACTTCAGCCTGGCGATACTGTGCAAAGTTCTGCGGCTCATTGAACATAAGCTCAAACAGTTGTCCATCAATGTTTACACCTCTCCAGCGCATGAACAGTTTAAACTCTTTGTCTAGGGTTTCTGCAATCATTTTTTGCAGTCTAACACAGTACTGATTGAAACGCCATTCCTGGATCAGTGCTGTGCCCACTTTGCCGTCTGTAAAGCTACCAGCTGCTCCGTCATCAAGTCCTGTGGGCAAGTAGCTGGATGGAATACGCAGGCCACGAAACAGCTTGTTGGTAAAGAAATGCAGGTCTGTGATTTCACCTAGATTCTGTCCACCAGGCAGGGTTTCCACAGTGGAGCCACGTCCATCTGCTGTGGTCGGAAAGAAAAAGTCTTCGTTGGTGCTGAGTGGATTGTATGTTGCATCCATCATGTTGGTGCCGCCACCTGTTTGTGTAGGGATACGGCGCTGATGCACTTCGTTCTTGATGCGCTCAACAAATGCCATGGCCATATGGCTGGGCATGTTGCCCACGTCAATCTTGAAGATCCTGCGTTCTGGCGCACGTTGCACACGATAGATAATAATAGCGTCTTCCAGCAGTTCTTTCTGTTTGAACACCTTGAAAACGTTTTCTAGTACTGAATTACCAAAAGGCCAAAACACGTCCAGCCCTTCAGTTAAACTGATGTGTATAATATGTTCAGCATTGATTGCGGCTTCATTTTGTGCATGAGCAAAGCGGCTTCCGCCTGCTATTGAATTGTTAGGCTGTACATAGCTACCAGCTGGGCCGCCAGACTGTGGATGATTAGTGTATGTGTCTGTGGCTGCAATCGCTGTTGCTGTTAGATTATGGAAGTTTGGATTTAGATCTTTTATTAGATACTGCTCTGGCTCTTTGCCTTCGCTTTCATTCACAATGACCTTGGTAACCTTGCTCATCTCTGTCCAGAACAATTTAAACGTTTCTGGATCACGAATAAACACTTGATCTCCGTACTTGATAACATTACGGAAGATCTTGAACATGCGGCGATTTAGCTCGTTTAGATTACACCACTGTTCCAGTTGCTCTTTGATAATCTTGATTTCGTTATCAGTTGGCCTGTTGTGGAAATGCAGATCAAATGGGAGATTATTATCCACATTAACCTGTGTGCTAAACTCAGATATAATATCCAGTGCGGCATTGACTTCGCTGTCTGCATCCATTTGTTCATATTGATTGTATCGCTCAATACGATTTGGATGCCCAATATACAGTTCTGGTAAGTTGCTTTGATAGTTCCTATATCCTGGATCAGCCTTGCGCCCAGCACCAGCAACTGGGCTGATGTTTTGTGGTAAATTAGTACCTTTGAAATATTTTTTCCAGGACATGTTTTTTTCTCTGTTGTGTATTTAAGTTAATTTGTGTTCTGCGCAGTTTTCTTGGCAGCATATGCAGTTTCTCGCGTGGCATCCGTTATTGCGGCCAACTGCTGTAGCATGGAGTTCATGGCTCGTTGTTGGGCCTGCATCAGGTCGGCAGTATATTTGGTATTGGTTGCAATGGTTTCGTAGACTGCTGCTTTTTCCTGTGCGGTTAGATCTTTTTTCTGCGGTATACCAACAGCATCTACTTTTGTTGGTGGTGTAGATTTAGCAGGCGTTGAAGCAGCAGGCGCAGTTCCGGGCGCTGATGTAGGAGTTGCGACTGTTGGTTTTGAATTTTTTGGGGTACCTTTGGCCAATTGTGCTTTAACATACGGCTTGTACATCTCTGGCACTGAATCAAAAGACTTACCACCTTGTACTGCGGCCACCCAACTGTCTGCATTTTTCTTGTACTCACCATCAAGGTTAGCTGTGCCTGGTCCTGTTGCTGGTTTTTCAGCTGATGTAGTTTTGTTGGTAGAATTGTTTGCTCCTGCAGGAGATGCTGTAGTTGAGTTTGGTGGCTTGTCGCCAAACCCAACTTTGTCTTTAATGTACTTAAAAGTATCACTGTTTCTGATACCATCCATTAAACTACCCAGTCCTGATTTTATGCCACCAAACATACTTTGTATCATGTTGGTTAGCTCAGGGAATGTTGTTTTAAATTTATTTCCAGTTTCTGTAAGGAAACTGCCTGCTGTTTTATATGCAGATTTAAAACCTTCTTCTGCCTTGGACATTGCAGTTTGTACACCTTTAATTACTACGCCAACACCTGGTATTGTTTCCAATACTCCTAGAGCCATCTTACCTACTGTTTTGGCGCCACTGGTAAACATGTTCCAGTACTGTTTGCCATCTGTGGCCAACCAATTTTTAGTTGTTGCCCAGGAATCTGCCACAGTTTTACCCATGTCAGTGGCAAATTTTGTAATACTGCCCCAGTTGCTCATCAGACTCTCACCTAGCTTTGAACCCAGTGCTTCTCCGCCCCAGGCACCTAGTGCTCCGCCAATCAGTCCACCAATCACGGTTCCGATCACAGGCACAACTGAACCAATTGCTGCCCCGGCGGCTGCACCTGCAAGACCTCCTGTTAATCCTCCGGTTGCTCCACCTACTACACCACCTTCTTCGGTCCTGGCTTGTTCTTCGGATATTTCTCCTGCTGCCTGTCTAGCTTCAATTCCTGCGATACTAAACCCAGCCATGGCCACTGTTAAGGCTGTGCCTATTATAGGTATCTTGGTTCCTAGTTTCTGGAACCCACCTTTCATGAAGTTCATGCCTTTACTCAATGCACCTGCTTCGTTTGCAACATTAGTGATTGCAGGACCTGACTTGGCTAGATTCTGTGCAATTCTTGCTTCTGTTTCTGCAAACTGTTTAAAGCCTCCTGTGCGCCTAGCTTCTGCTAAAGCATCTTTACTGCTCATGCCTGGATTTTTTGCTTGTAGTTCTTTGGCACGGTCTACTGCTGATGAAGTGGTGCGGGCTGTGTTTGTAGCAGTGGTAGTTGCTGTAGCTGGTGCGGTAGGGGCTGCAGGTGCGACTTTACCTAGCCAGCTGCCAGTTTTGACCTTGTTCATTGCGGCTGTAAAACCGCCCATCATCAGACCCCGAACAATTGGTAACGCTATCATCAGCGCAAGGATCTGTTCCATGCTTAGTGGCATGCTGCCGCCTGCTCCGGCGCCTGTATAGTTTCTTTTATCAAATGCACCTTTAAGGCTATCATAGTGAGCCCTCAACTGTGCAGCAATTTCACCAATGACTCCAACAACTTTTTGCTGCATCTCTTTGGCAGCAGTTGCACCAACTTCAATAGCGTCCAGCAGTGCTCCGGTCGGATCACCGGCTTGGGTAGGTTTGCCTGCTGCATCTAACAGTTTATCTTGCTTTGCTTGTGATTTCTCAAAGTTAGCATTCGCTAATCTCTGATTCTGATCCATGTCAGTGGCCGCGTTGCTTGCTACACCTTTGAAACTACCAACTGCCTGAGCTGCTTTACCAACAGTGCCCGCCATTTCTATATTTGCATCTTGCGTTTCTTTTGCGTACTTTGTCGCAGTCTTTCCAGCCTGCAAAGTGCTGGCAGTACCGTTTCTAAATGCAGCATCATTTTCCATTACTGATTTTCTTAAACCAGAATTAAGAGCCATTTGGATAGCCAGGTCTTTGTCTCTTACTGTTCCATAGACCAACATCTCGTTAGATGCTTTTCTTTGTGCATCAGTCATGCCCAGCTGCTGGGCTATGAGTTGCTTGTGTCGTGCAGGATCATCTCTAGCCAGTTTTGCCATGGCGCCTTTAACAGCAAACTCCGTCTGCTCCGCCTGCATTTTCTTTTTCTTTTCTTTCATGTCTTCGCCAGTTGCTTCTGCAACCAAAGCCATATTTTTAGCCATCTCCATAGTGGCCTGTGCCACTGCATTAGAACCTTGTTTTTGTCCACCACGACTCATCATTTCAGCTGTTTCAGCAGCAAGAGCAGCTTGCTCTTGATAGCTGTAGCCCAGTGCCAGCAACTGCCTGTCAGCATTGGCAAATTTACCAGTTGTAGAAGCCAGCTTTCGTGCAACTCCACCTATTAGTTCTGTGGCTTCTGTCATGCCCATGCCCATGCCAGCAAAAGACGCTCGATTTTCTTTTACCACTGCGGTCATTTCTTCTAGTCTCAGCTTGGTTCCATCAGTGGCATTAATCAAGCCTTGCATACCATTTGCAAATATCAGTCCGGTGCTGGTCATTTCCATATGGGTCTTGATCAGCTTGTTGCCTTCTTCGACCAGTATTCGTATGCCTTGCTTGGCCAGTGTTGCATTTGCGGCGCTTACTGCTTTGGCACGCTCGGCCATTATGTTGAGTGCAAATCCAACTATTGGTAGTATAACACCACCCATCTGACCAAGCGCACTGCCTGCTTTGCTGGCTGCGTCTGCCATGGCGTCGCTGGCAGCAGTGACTTTATCAATGTTGGCTTCAACAGAGGCACCAAACAAGGAGAACCCACTCTGTCCTTGCGACACCATCGACATCAGCTGAGCTTGATATGTTGCCTCGATGCCTATCAGTCTATTTTCTAAGCCAGCAATAATGCTAATGAATCCACCAACAGATGAACCAAGTGCGCTCGCGGACTGCGCATTTACTTCATTGTTGGCTTTTTGTTGCTGCAGATTCATCAGTGTAGCTCTGGCTTTGCCTGCTACTTCTTCATTGCCTGCTTTTTTAGCATCTCTATAGAGAGTCTGCTGTTGGTAGATAGCATCGCCAAGCGAATTCATATGCTCATGGGCTTCAAGAGTACTCTTACCAAATAGATTGTGTGCTACATTATTAAGTTTAGATACAGTTCCATAATCCTTGCTTGTTCTTTGTAGATTCTGAAATGATGCCTTTGCTTCTTTTAGAGAGTTAGCCAGACTGGACGCTGCTCTTTCGGCTTCTGTATAGGCTTTACCAGAACTTCCGCCACTAGAGCCACCGGTGGACCTGCTACCACCAGCTTGGCGAATAAATTCGTCCAAGCGTTCATTAGTTCGTCTTAATTCATCTTCTAAGGCCATGGATTTTGCTCACATAAATACTATATCAATTATTTATGGGGATCAAAATGAGCAATTCTATGCAAATGCCAGTACCGCCGTCTGTAGCAAAAAATCCACTGACCAAGCTATTCAGACAACCAGCAATCTACTTTATGCCGCCTAGTCAAGGGCGTTGGTGGCCCATGGGCACAATGAATGTACCAGAATCTGGAGAATTCGCTGTGTTTCCAATGACCAGCAGGGACGAGGTTGTGCTACGCACCCCTGATGCACTGCTCAACGGACAGGGCATGGTTGATGTTATCCAGAGCTGTATTCCAGACATCAAGGATGCTTGGAGAATGCCCGCAACTGATGTGGATGCTACCTTGATTGCTATTCGCATTGCCAGTTATGGACACAAGATGGATTTTGAAAGCACATGCCCATTTTGCGCCGAAACACACACCTATGCACTGGACCTGCGTGGAATGCTGGACACCATCAAAGCACCAAACTTTGACGAACACTATACTGAAAATAGAATTACTATCAAATTCCGTCCGCAGGCCTACTACGGCATGAACAAGGTCAACAAAACAAACTTTGAAGTACAAAAACTTGGACAAGCCCTGGACAACCTAGAAGATGGTGACGAACGTGTAGCAGAATCAATCAAGCAAATGGATCGCCTGGTTGATCTAAACTTTGATGTGTTGGCAGAATGCACAGAGTACATCGTGATGGATGACAGTCCAGAAGAAAAGATCAAGAACAAGGATTATATCCTGGAGTTTTATAAAAACATTCCCAGCTCTCTAGTGAATCAGATCCAGACAGCCTATACCACGATAGCTCGTCAAGGTGCGCTACAACCAGTTAAAACACGCTGTGGCGGTTGTAATGAAGAAATGGATATGAACATTGAGTTTGACTATTCAAATTTTTTCGTAGCAGGCTCTTGAAACTAGACAATGCCGGGATTGAGTCCATGATTGAGGGCATGGACAAAGAGGCAAGAGCCATTAGAGACGAAGCCCTGCGCATGATGTGGTGGATGCGTGGTGGATTAAACTACGAAGATGCCATGCTACTCGGACAAGTAGAAAAAGAAATTATCAATCAGATCATCAAGGATAATATGAAATCTACTAAGGATTCAGGATTACCTTTCTTCTAACACTATAAGATGTCTTTCAGACATCTGCATTTCGCTTGCGCTCATGCATTTTTTTAATTGAACTATTACGAGAGCGAAGCGATAATAGTTTCATCTAGATTCTATGGTCACACTTTGCCCGCACAGGGCAAAGTTTGGCTTCATCTGAGTTCTTACAGCCACATAGCGTTAGAACTATAATTGTCTATAATTAACTATAAACAACAACACAGGCGGTTGTCCGGTACCTGCTCATTCTGTCTTTAAAACAACGGCGATTTAGTATACATACGCTAACACACATACTAAACGTGCAGTATCGCTACTGCGTCTTTTCAGCCTTAGAATCCTATTCAAACAATCAAACTGGGGCATTTAACCAGTGCTCATCCTTGCGGGTAGTGATTGAGTACTCTGTACAGCGCAGAGAATTCCGTCCCTGTGATCCGAGATCCAGGTCTAGGGCACCCGAGCTAGGCCGGTGCGAGCAGTGTTCTGTTTACTTGCAGAGGTCTCTGACCGCTGCGGTGTTGGATTCCCAGAATGCTTCATAATCCATGAAAGCCCAGGAACCGTATTTTTCTGTGGTATAAGTGATATGGTGTTTTAGGGAGAGAGACGTGGTGTCAGATAGTTGAACAGCAACAAACATGCCTTTGCGGTTGAATTTCATGAATATGATATTGAAGTCACTCTGATCAGCGACATCCATACATTGCACAATCCATTCGTCTAGTTGTTTACATGAGCCTTGAAAGAGTTGATGAAATGGAAAATCTTTATAACTTTTGCATTCTGCATTGAATTTAGGAAAACTTTCTCCAGGGATGATATCCCCTTTGAAACTGCGTACCTGTGCTTCATTCAGGGTCTCTTTGCGATACACGTTGCTACCACCAATGTATGCTCCTGATCCAGGAACACGCAAGAACTTCTGCCCGTAGAGTGCTGTAAGGTGATCTGCTACCTTACGTTCCCAGGTGTTTCCTTTTGCTTTGCTTGGTGATGTCATGTGCATAGTAGTTAGCTGTTTTGCGCAGAGTCAAAAAATTTCATATTATAATATTTCCACATCTGTGCCATAGGAGGTAAATCCGTTTTCTTTTGTCACAGTTAGTACGTTGTTCACACGGCTGATCAGCTCATCTTTGTGGCTAACCAGCCAAACGGATTTGTTGCGGTCTCTGCTCATTCGCTTGAGGATAGCCAGTGCGGCTTCTACGCCACTAGAATCCATCCCGGAGTCCACAACTTCGTCAATAAACATAAGATTTATGGGCTGATATAAACTTTCCCACACATCGCGGAAACTCCAGCTTAGGCTTAGTATTAGCCTATTTCTTTCGCCCCTGCTGAGATTATCAAAGTCTAGTTCACGGCCTAGCTCTGTGATATTAACCGTTAGATCGTTCAAAAATGTCACTGTATGCGGAAGTCCAATACGGTCCAAGTACTCCGATAATCGTGTGTTAAGGTAGGCTAAATTCTGATCTATAATGCGTTTGCGTACAAAACTGTCCTTGCTTGTGAGCAGTTTTAGCAGGAAATCCTGGTGATCACGCAAGCGCACCAGCTCGTTCATGGCAGTGTAATCAATGTCAGCTTCTGCTTGAGTTTGCATTTCAGCGATCTGCTCCACATAAGGATCTGCTTCGTCCTGTCGTGAAAGCAGTTGACTCAGCACATGGCTCATGCTTGCACGGTGCTCAAACGCATCGCTTTCTTTGTCGTAGAATATAGTAGGCCTGGTGCCTGGGTCGCCCAGTGCTGTTAGCTTGTCTGTGTGCTCCTGCCATTGTGTGTTCGTGGACAAGGCTTGCAGTGCAGCCTCTTGCAGTGCTCGTTCTTTTTCTGCTAGAACCTGCTCATGCTTTTCATCATGCATTTCCTGCCCGCAAGCATAGCACTTGTGTTCTTTGAGATCAGCAATTTCTTTCTTTAGCTTTTCAATTGTTTTTGTTTCTTTGGCTTCTGCTGTTTCGCATGCAGTTTTCCAACGAACAAGTTCTGTGATCTCTTTGGTCTTTGCTAGATATCCTGTCAGTGCTTGATGTGCAGATAGTTCTGCTTCAATATCAAGTTTGGCCAGCTCATCGTAGGCCTGCTGGAGTTTGACAAGATCTTCGTCTTTTTTCCTAAGCCATAGACTTTGCCTGCGCAGGAGATTTTCTACCTGCTCTTTCATGCGAGTGTTAGCATCCTGTACAGCCTTGATGCGGAACTCTTCTTGAGTGATAGAATCTTTAGAAACCTTGATCTGTTCCTTGAGATTCTCAGCTTTTACACTCAGCTGGGTGATACCCAACAACTGCTCAATCATTGTGCGCTGTTCGTTGGCTTTTAAACTAAGGAATGGTTCTGTATAGGTGTTGAGTGCAACAATGTGTCGGAACATGTCGTGGCTCATACCCAGCATGCGCTCAATGTCTGCTTGTGTTTCACGACTATCGCC